CTGACAATTCGAGCCGCGCTGAAACATCCCCACGGGCTGCAGCTTGGCCCCTGCTGGGAGATCCAGCAAGACATCACCGCCGACATCAACGCCCAGCGAGTCCTCGCCCTCCGCGATCGCTATCACCCGGCTCCGTACTAGCTACGCCGCGTCGCGCAGTTGCTGTAATCGCGCCGCGATTACGCGGGCCTCGACCTCGGCGAAGTCGCGGCCGTCCATGCCCGATCGTTTCCAGCGGGCGTGTTCCTGGCGGATCTCGGCTAGGTCCGCGTCGTTCGCTCGGACCGCCCCCCGGGCCGATCGCACGCCGGCCGTCGTCGAGTCGTAGGCCGGAAACACCACCGGGCCCGTCTCCCACAGTTCCACCTCTTCAATCTGGCGGATGTCGATCTCTCGATCGCCGTCCTTTTCCTCGATCCAGACCACGCGTTTGGCGACAAACATAAAGCTGGACCCGTCGACGTCGCCACGCTGGATCGGCGCGATGACTTGGTCGCGAGCCAATTGCGTGTCCGGCGGCAAGGCGGAGTAGAACAGCCCGACCTCGTCCTCCTTCAGCGAAAGTGTCGCCGGGTCCGATCGGTTGCGGCCGAGCACAATGTTGGCGTCGTGGTTGAACAGCGATCGCACGTCGTCCTCGCGGATCGCCCGCTCGAACGCGCCCGACGCGATTCGCTCGTACACGTCCCGCCATAGCTTGTACTCGGTGCCCGGATCGTCGGCGTCGTAAAAGACGGCGCCATAACCCTCGATCCGCGGCGGGTTGTCCCCGTCCGCTCGGACGTTCAACCCGGCCCTGGCGGCCGTCAGGAATCGTTTTTCTGCAACCATGATATTTCCTCTCCAAAAAAACCTTTCGCTAGAATCTCGCCGGCCTCAGAGGCCCAGCGTTCACAGCAGACCGTTACCGCGGCGAGCTGGTCGCCGTGATCCGGGTTGTTCTCAATCGCATTCCGCAAATCGCCGCCAAAGGCGATGAAGACCGACTCGACCATGTCGCGACCGTTGCCCACACCGCACGCCTCGCAGCTCCGCCGTACCGGCTCCCAGATGTCACGGCAGCGATCGCCGTGCTGTGCTTCAAGCGAATCGACGAAGCCCGCCAGGTCGCCACGTTTGGCTGCGCGTGTGGCCTGGATCCCGAGCCGCGAAACGATGCGTGTCACGGCGTCGGCCACGAGCTGCCGGTGGGACTCGACCACGGCCGCCAATTGCTGCTCGTCGAGAGCCTGGCGATCGCCGCCGGCGGACGTGTCCCCGGACACGCTCATATTCTTGGGGCGGTAGAACTTCTCACCCTCGCCGTCCTGCCGCGGGTTCACGTTGAACCAGCGGCGCACCTCGTCCGGATTGAAGATGCCCCATTGCACGCCGCGCGTGCCGACGTTCATCACCGTGGCGGTGTCAGCCCACAGCAGGGCCTGCACGTTGTAGTCGATGAAATGCGACCGGCGTTCCCGTTCCCGCTCGCCCAGCAGCTTGGTATTTGCCTCGGCCTTGATCGCGGTAAGCCAATAGCTGAGCGTCTCGTCGTGATACGCCCGCCTGGCGGCCTCTTCCGAGTTGTAGGAGATCGACTCTTTCACGCCCAAGCGGCTGGGTGCCATGCGATAGAATCGGGCGACGTGGCGCACCTCTTCCTCGTCCTGTTCGGCCATTTGCGCTTGCTCGGGATTCACCATCGTGGTGTGGAATTTGAACCCGTCGCGCAAGACCAGTGTCTTGAACGCGTTGTCTTTGGAGAACTTCTTGTCGGCGATTGCCTCTTCGACTTTTCGCCGCGCCTTCTCGCTCGCACCGGGCGGTACCTGCAGGACGCCGCCGGCGTGCAGGCCGTTGGCGAAGAACTTGCTCTGAAACCGTCGACGAGCCAGCGCGACGCCGATATTGTGCCGGGCCCGGTTCACGAGCCCGCAAGCCGTGATCTCGTCGATCGAGACGTTCTCGAGGATCAACACGTCGTCGGGGTCGAACGCTTCCAGCCGCCCGTTAATCTCGCTGATCACCCACACCTTCCCGAGGATCTTGTCCATGTACGTGCGATCCGGCAGCAAGTTGTACAAGCCGATGGGCCGGCCCACGTTGTCGCGCTCGATCCACACGTAGCCGCGCGGCCACAACAGGGCATGCACAAGAAACCGCCGCCACAATGTCAGCGCCGTGGTTTGGCTGTTGGCCTTGCCGTTCAGGTTGATTAGCGGATAGGCCGCGTGCGACAAATCGACGTCGCGGTTCTTGCCGTCGCGTTTGAACACGTCCAGCGGCAACTTCGAAACGTCGCCGGAGATCATGCCCACAGCCTGCCACACCGGCGAATAGGTGAGGGCCTTGTCCACTCCGACCGATTCGCCCGAGTCGGTACCGGTGGTCCAACCCGCCTCTTCCCAGGCGGCCGGGTCGGATAGCGAAACGCTCGGATTCTCCAGCGTGCGGTAGGCCAGATCAGCCGCCAGGCTCCCCCGCCGCCGAAGATCGTAACCAAGCCAACCAGCGATTGTTTTGAACATCAGATAAACTCCACGTCGTGATCGTCATCGTCGTACCAGGTCGGGCCCTCGTCATCACCGGCCACGGCATCGCGCACCGCCATGATGGCGGCAACCACACCGTCGATCGTGCGATGGTCGCCACGCTTTTGCCGGACGGGGCGAATGTTGCCGTTGCAATCGGTGTACGCTTTCGTGTGGCCAAGCTGCCAGGTGAGAATCGGGTGCCCGTTGTGCCGGACCTTCTTGAGCGCGATCAATCGCCCCAACGCTTTCATCGGCGGCGAGAAGTGCGTGATCCGCTGTGCAAACTCGAACCGATCGACGCCGGTCGCTTCGGTCAGCTTCTGTGTTAAATACTCCGCCTGAAACAGCGGGTCGAAGTAGAACCGCTGGACCGCGAACAAGTCGAAGATCTCGATCAGATCCTGCAGCACCGTCTCGTAATCGCACGCGTCGCCTGGCGTCAGCTTGATCAGGCCCTGCTCGGACCACTGCCGGTAGGGCACCTTGTCGCCGAGCTTCAGGGCCTCGGCTTCCGGCAGCCAGTAGTAGGGCACCAGCCGGATAACCTCGTCTTCCGTGTCGTCCGGGAATGCAAACACGGCGGACGTCGTGTCGTGATGGGTCGCGCCGTCCAGCGCCATGAAGCACGGTTTGCCCTTCAGCTTGCGAAGGCCGAACGGTTCGTAACAGTCGATCCGTTTCCGGCCCGCCTTCTTGCGAGCCGGCCCGCCCGCGTCCCATTTGGCCAATCCGCCGAGGTCCGCGATCCAAGCATCCTCGGCCGTCTTCCACACACCCAGCCGCAACCGCAACCAGTCGGCCCACTGCGTCGGATCCAGCAGTGCCGCCTTGTAGTCGCCGCGGAAGTCCGACATCTTCAAAATCGCGCGGCGATCCTTGCCGAGGCTCGGGTTGGCGTTCAGCCACACCTTCTCGTCGTGCGGATCGTCCTTCTTGTCCGCGGCGTAGATCCGGCCCAAGAACTGATTGTCGTGCTGTCGGCCTTCGTTTATCGCTCGCGTCTTGTCGTGTTGCGTTCGACAAATCCCGCCCATGTCCGAGCCGGCTGTCGTGATCGCAAAGAACAGACCCTCCGGCAGCGCCGCCAACATCCACCGCAAGGTTGTCCAAAATTCCCAATCTTTGAAGCGATGGAGCTCGTCGCACAACGCATTTCCATTTACTCCATCGGACGTCATCGCGTCGCTCGCGGCGATACTCCAGCGTGAGCCGGTCGCCGGGTACTCGATCACCCTGAAACCGTCCTCGGTGGTGACCTTGCTCATTTGATCGAGCTCGGGCGACGCCTTGACCATCGCCACGGCGTGATCGTGTACGATCTTGGCTTGCTTCTTCGACGTGGCTATCGAGAAGTTCTTCGTCGACTGATTGCCGTCGCCGAACATCAGGTAGCAGCCGACCAGGGCCATCAGTGGCGACTTGCCGTTCTTCTTCGGAATCTCCAGGTAGGCCCATCGGAAACGCCGGACCACCCGCTCCCACTCCGACGAGTAGCGGACCCAGCCAAACAAGCGCATAAGGAAATCGACTTGCCAGTCGAGCAGCTCGAACGGTTGACCCCGCCAGGCGCCCTCGCTCAGGACGGCGTATTTCTCCGACCACTCGATAACGTGCTCGCCGCGCCGCGGCACAAACCAGCAGCCCTTCAACAGCGCCCGCTCGTCGGCTTCTTCCCCTTCGCCCTTGCGCAGGTACTTGAGCCAGCCGCGCCGACGGGCTTTGTTCTTGAGCTCGATCAGTCGAGTCGATTGCCGTCGTCGAGACATGCATCAGGGTCTCATAGCCTCGTCGTCGCGTGTCTTCTCGTCCGCAAATTTCGACAGCTCGGACCGGGCCGGCTTGGCCTTGCCGCGCGAACCGAGCAGGCCGCCGGCGTGCGGTGTCAATCCAAACTTGGCCCAGAGCTTCTGCAGGTGCGACAGCGTCGCGCCGAGCGATCGCATCATCGGCGATTCCTGCTGGTAGCCTTTCTCGGTTTCGAACCATCGGCGTTTGGGGTCCTTGTCGAGCCAGAGCTTCGTCGTCTGGTAGGTGTGCCATTGATCGCAAAGCGCCTCCAGCGGTTCCAAGTGCAGCGCCGTCAGCGTGCCCTGCTCGACGAGCAGGGGCGCGATTCGTTTCCAGTAGATCAGGCCATACTTGCCGAGCGTCGCCGGCGGTGTCGGGACCTCGCGCAGTGGCGGGGCCTTCTTTGTCGATCGCGACGAGCGTCTCGACGTCCGGCTGGATCCACGCGACGAGGTCCTGCTCGAGCGCGTGCCCTTTTTCTTGGCCGCTCGCTTGGCCGTCTTCTTTCGGGCCGGCTTCTTGGCTGCTCGTTTCTTGGCGATCTCAGCGACCCCCCCCTTAAAATTGCGCAAAAAAATATGCGCGCCTGCGGTGTGGTCTACGGTGTCCAGGCCGCGCAAAAATCACGC